CTTGTTTAAATTTATTTTCTTCTGTTAGAATATTGGTGGCATTAGCATCAATCTTATTTTGAATTTTTTCAATAGTTTTTTGGTATTNGTCTTCTTCACCCATNTTTTCATAAGTATTTTGCTTTTTGCCCATCATTTCATTTTTGTATCTTTCGAAATATTTATTACCTTTTTCATTACCAAGTTCTTTTATAAATACATCTTGTGAACTTTGAATACGATATGCATTGTTTAATTTTTCTTTATAATCGCCATATTTTATAGTGTCAGCATCAAATTTAGTTTGTACATGCAACGCTTCTTTTTCACTAGCTGTTCCAAGTAGATATTTTTGCATTTGTTTTACTTCTTCTCCACTAGGTATATTGCCTAAAACATCGGTCATTAAAGGTACTAAATTTCTAGCTGATAAAAATTCTTTTTGAATTTCACTTTTAATATTAAATACATCTTTCAAATCTTGTTTACCTTGTTGATTGGCATATGTTGATAAAACATTATAATTATCTGTTAACCCGCTAATTTGGCCAATAGCTGTATTTTTAATCGCGTCTGCTTCGGCATTTCCTTCTTTTAAAGTTTTATCTCCAGCTTTATTTGCTTTTTTACGTAATTTGTCATCTAAATTCTTAACTTCTTCATGTAAAAGGCTATTAGTATTTTCTAAAGCTTTATTATATTCTTCTACAGAAATACCCAGGTCAGAGGCATTTTGTTTAACACCAGCTTCATATATTGGATTGAAACCTTTATTAAAATCACTTTCTGCAGTTTTTGTTTTATTAACATTTGAAATTATTTCTTCTTTTGTTTTTCTTACTTCTTCAATAGTTGTGCTAGAATTTGTAGCTAATTGAGTATTTATTTCTGAAATTAAACTTTCTTTTAATTCTTCATTACCATTAGAAAAAATACCATCTAATTCTTTAATAATATCTTTTTCGGATGCACCTGGATTTTGTTGTTTCATATTAGCAAACATTAGAGCCCAATTATATTTATCTTCACTGCTAAATTTACTAATCTTATCAGCATGTTCTTGTAAGGCCTTAACCATTATATCTGCTGATTCTTTGCTGACACCGAATGTTTGCATTTGCATGGACATAAAATCTTTGGTTTTACCTTGAGTAATAAGACGTTTAATTTCAAGATCTTCTTCATTATAACCGGTAAACGTTTCAGTTAAATTATCTTTAAATCTAGTAATAGCTCCTCGGCCATTTTTATCTTGTGTCGCCATATCTATGGCTAATTCAGCACCTCCAGCTATTATACCACCAGCTATAGCACCACCCGGTCCCAAAAGTGAACCTATAAGTGTACCAGCTATTGTAAAGGCCGAATCTGTTAAAAAACTAGCTCCAGCTTTGCCCCAGTCTTCTTTCATTACATCACCTTTTACGGTGTGTTTAAGCGGATCCCATAAATTAACTGCTGCATCAGCTAAAATGTTGGCTCCAGTAGCCTTTAACGTTCCTTTGAGACCAAATTTTGACGCCGTTTTTACTGCAGTGCCAGCTGCAACATCACTAGTCACTTTTCCTGCCTTAATCATATCGTCAATGCCAAATATTTTTGAAAGCCCTTCGGTTACAACACTCTCTATTGCTATTCTTGACATAGTTTCACCAACACTTGGTGAAGTTAAATCAGAAATTCCAGGAACATAAGTTGAACCTTGTGATGTTAATACACCACCAGTTTGCATATTTAATCCATTTAATCCATTTAATCCATTTACTCCGGTATATGTTTGTAGCGTATTTCCATATAATACTATAGGATTAGTTGGTGTTTGCGAATCTTTCCAAGCATCCTGCGAAACTTTGGTTTTTAATGTATCGTATATACCTGTAATATCTTGTTCTGTTTTTGGATTACTATATAAATTATTATTATTTATTCCATTGTTTAATACATTTTGTTGTGTCCTGTCACCAATAAAAGAATCTATTGCAAGTCCAGTACCCAATGCTGCAGCAATTAATGCTATACCTTTTACTTTTGAATTTTTTGATTTACCTAAATTACCCAAGAATTTTNATAAACCACTATCAGCNGCCGCATCANCTCCTTCGGCTACAACTTTTCCACTTTTACCAGTGAATAATTTTCCTAATTTACTTAATCCGGCGTCCATACCTTTACTGGCAACTTTTCCACCCGCCCACAATGCACCCAAAGTTGCAAGTGGATGTTCAGCCATGGTATTTACTAATCCACCACTTACAGGATTACCCATTATTTTACTTACTAATGTATTCAATGCACCAGTAAGTGTATCTGCTGCTTTAATTAACCTTTCAACCGTTGGTGTAAATGTTGTGAGTAAAGTATCTCTCATATCTTCGGAGGTATGTGCTAATTGATATTGTCCATCTGCCAAAAGGGCTTCCATTTCTGTTGCTTTACTCAAATGAGATGACAAAGTTCCCAAGGCACTTTCTAATTCCTGTTTACCTTCTAATATAACTGTCTTTTTATCCTCGCCTGAATCCATTTCTGATAATAATGATTCAAATGTTTTATAATCATCTTTCATTAAAGCGTTAGTTAATTGTGAAGCTTCAAATCCAGTAGCTCCTAAACCTTCTGTTACAAATTTATTTGTAGCCCACCATTTAGAATCTTCACTATTACCTAAACCACCGTATATAGATGCCATTGTATCAATATTTTCGGCAGCAACTTTAGCAAATCCTGTTTTTATTGTTCCATCAGGATTCCATCTATCTTTTGCTAATCGCAATGACGAGAACATATCTGCACCCATATTACCAGACATAGCACTAGATAATAACCACATACTTTCATTATCAGCAAATTTATTTGTAGCTTGACCCATTGTTTGTGCCATAGATTGAGCATCTTCAATACTCATTCCCTGACTAATAAACTTATCCATAACATTCATAGAACTGTCACTGGATAGCCCTAGTTTCCTATACTGGGATGCTAATTGGGTTACAGTCTTCATATATGTTTCTACTGGGATATTTGCTNTGGTAGCTGTTTGAGCTATTTTCATAAATGAATATGAAACATCTTCNGCACTTTGACGTAAATCTTTATAATATGTTTTTGTAAAATCTGCCATTGTATTATCAGAAATATTATATAATTTCTGGCCGGCAAATGTATTATCATTAATATTGTTGAGGTCTCTTATTGTTTGAGCATCATTGCCACCAACTTGACCACCAACATTTTTCACTAGGTTAGTATAAGCATTATTAAAATCTTGGAAGTTTATCATTCCATTTGTTAAATTGTGATAATATCTTCCTTGATCATATACTCTAAATTGTGCACCGGTAGGATCTATTGTATCACCCATACCGGCTTCAGCTTTCATTGCGTCTACTGCCCAAGCTGCTTGTTTTTTATAATAATCACTGGATCCACTCCAGTATTGTTTCATTCCTGAAAGACCGATAGGTAAACCGCTAACCCCCAATAATCCGCCAGCTGCTCCAGCTAAAGATAAAGGGGCAAGGAAATCTTTTATACCACCAGTAATAGTTGACCAAAGTGATTTAGAACTATCACCCAATTTATTAAAATGATTTTGGGTTTGTGATAATTCTGTATTCATTTTTTCAATATCTTTTAAAACACCAGGGTCTACTCCAAACATTTTAGCTGCATCATATAAATTACGGAAATATGTTTTAGAAGATTTTAATCCACCCTGAAGATGATTAACCAAATCTCTAAGTTCACTTACATTTTTAATGTCATTAGGGCTTACATTAATTGAATCAGCAACATCAGTCATTCTTGAATTTATTGCTTGTGATAATGAAACTAATTCTTTTAATTTCTTTTCAGCATTTTCTTTCTTTGTACTATCACCACTAGCATAAGCTTCACTGACTTGGTCTATTACAAGTTTTTTATTTTTTTCAAATGTCCTTAATAACTTATCCATTTCGGTGGTATCTTGCATAATTTTTTCTATATTTACACCACTTGAAATAGAAGTTATATTACGTGTTGATAATGTGTGATCGTTATCTAATCTATCTTGTAAATTTTGAGCGCTACGTTGTATATTTTCGCTTTGTTTTGAAAGACTGCTAACCCATGAAAATTGTCCCAATTTTCTATCGATATATTGGGCATTATAATCTTTTCCAACGCCCGTGTTTGGATCCAAAACTTCTTGCATACTTTGATGAAACACTTGTGTATTTGCATTGCTTATATCGCTCTGTATATTTTGACGCTCTTGTTGTATTTTAGCAATTTGTGTTTTCACCTGTTCCATGGCTTCTGTGGCACCATCGACACCTTTTTTGGCCTCAATAGCTAAGTTAGCCACCGAACTATTTGCTAAAGTTATTACTGCTCCGTAAGTTTTATCAAAATCTTTATAAACACCTTCAATTTGTTTTAAAGCATCACTGGAAAGCATGTTAAAATCATTACCCGGAAGCCCGTTAAGTAATGTTTTTAATAAATCACTTTGTTGTTTTTCAACATTAGCAATAATTTCTTTAGAAAAATCATTGAATTTTGCAGAAATTTCATCTGGTTTTAAAATACCATTAAAATCTGGTCCAAATATTGAACCCAATTCTTTAAGTGATCCTTCTAAAACATTTTTTAATCCAGCTGCTATTTGTGCAGTTGAATCAAATGCTGCCCCTGCCGTCTTTTCTCCAAGATCACGTAATACAGTAAATTGATCACTAAGATTTTTAGAACCATTTTCTATAGTTTTATGCAGTTCTTCAAATTGTTTCGTTAAACTACTTGAAAATACCGTAAAATCTGGTTGAGGTGATAAGTTGTTTAAATTACCAATATCACCACTTATTTTATCCACATTTTCAGTAACAACTTGAGCCGTTTTTTGTACTGAACTTTGTACTCCACCCAATGCTGTTTCTGCTACAGTTGCTGTCTCACCTACTTGTTGTTGAAATTGAGACATTGAACGAGACATTTCTCCAAACATTGCATTAAACTTATTTGATGCTTCAGTATTTCCNCCTATTTGTTTTACTAATTCTTGAACATGAGAAACTGCCCCTTCAGAGGCTTCTTTTAACTTATTAACTTCTCTAACGGCATTATCTGTATCAAATTGCACACCATTTTGGCTTAATTGTTTAATTTCATTAACAATGGAACTAATTTTATCACGTACTTCATTTAATTGTGTTAATGTTTTACTAAAATCTAAATCGATGTTATTACCATCATTTAAATCTTTAACCTCATTATGTAATTGTCCCATTATATCAAGCAATTGTTGTGCTTGTTTTACAGATTTTTCAAAATTAGCAGTATTATTTATATTGCTAGCTACTGAATTTAATATATTTTCAGAATTATCTCCAGCAGCTCTTCCTATTGATGTAGACAATTAAAGTCACCTCCCCCTATTATTAATCGGGAAATTCAAAAAAGTCAATATCATCCATATTTAAACCTAATTCCTCAACAGTTTGTTCTAAACTCTTTTCTGGAACTTCATCAAATATGGTTTCATTTTCATTTATATTAAATGTTGATTGTGCAGCCATTACACGGCTGATAAAGTCATCTTTCGATTCATTAGAATCTCCAACATTTTGGCTATCAGGCAATTCTGTAAAGTTTTCTTCTATACCTGCTTCCGCTAATGCTTGTTTTAATTCATCTTCAAATGTTGAACTAAATGCCGTATCTCCCTCGACAATTTCTCGCGAAGGATCATATGGTTCTGGTTCATCGCCGAAACTACTCTTATTTTTATTTTCTTGTCTTTTTTCAGCTTCCATGACACTCTTAGCAAGTTGTGGGTTAACCCACCAACCAAGATAATCTAAACGTGATTTCCATTTTAGCTCATCTTCTTTTTCGTCTTCTAAAATGTTGAAATAGCACCAAAGCCACTGAAGGTCGCTCATTTCCCGAACTCTCTCCTCGGTAGGTAGTGCCCCAGTGGCTTTAAGTACTTTCCATCTTACACGACTAAAAGTGTCATTTATGAGTTTTTTACTTCATTCATGTCCTTTAATGTATCATTTTGTTTTGCTTGGATTTTTTCATATTCTTCATAAAGTTTATTTACTACCGGCTGTTGTAATTTTTTAATAAACTCTGATTTTTCTTGTAAATCACTAAGAGGTTCACCATCAATTTCTTTTAATGCTCTTGCTAATATTTCTGTTTTGATAGCATAAATTCTCGTTAATGTATCATAGTTGCCAGTAACAGTCATAACATCTAACTGTTGGTCGGAGTTTAAAGTTTCTAAAACCCAAGTATGTCCAAACATAGTGATTGGTTCTTTTACTGCTCCAATAAAAATTAAATCTTCTAAAACTTTTCTCATCGAGAAAGCCTCCTTATATGTATTATGAAATTATAAAATTTCATTATTAATATAAACCTACTCTGCCCAGTTATTACAACAAATAAAAAAAAGAGCCTTTCAGCTCTTTTTAATATACATCAGCATATTGCACTGTTGCTTGTTCTGCTACTGTAATTGTACCTACTGAATAAGTTTTACTATAACTTGATAACCAGCAATCAATATATGTTTCATAGTAATATTCATCTAAACTACCAGCTTTTCTAGTCTTAACTTGAATTTCAAGTGGAACTCTCTGATCTCTTAAAGTTTTAAATACTACTCTAGAACTTACTGGCTGACCATCATATTCTGTTGTACTTTGATCTAAGTTCTTCATATCATATGATGTAGTAGTATGAACTTTGCTACCAATTGGATTNTAAGCTTTACCATCAGATGTTAATCCTAAGGCATTCCATATAGTTGAATCATAAAGAGCAATTCTTGTTACATTTAATTGTCCACCATTTGTGTTAGATGGAACAGCCTGAACAACACCTTCGTAACCAATAGCTTGTAATTTGTTAATAGTTCTATTTTCTGTGATATTAAAAGATTGAATCATTCCAACAATAGAACCTTGAGCATATATAAAAATATTAGTTGAAGTTTGAAGTAATGTATTTGAATCTGGAGAAGTTGGAGTAAATGTGTTTTCAGCTGTTCTAATATCATTTCTTGCTGCTCTTTGGGTATTTGTACTAGTATTCTGCCCATAATTGCTAAAATGTTTATTCGAATCAAAATTAGCCATTTATATCCACCCCCATTATACATGATCCGCAAATACATCACTGTACTGAATAGTAGCACTTTCAGTAATAGTAATAGTGTTTGCAGCAATTGTCTTAGAATAACTTGCCAACCAGCAGTCAATATAATTTTCTATAAAATACTTTCCATCTGGCATTTTTGTTTTAACTTGGAATTCTAATGGTACCCTTTGATCTTTTAAGGTTTTAAAAGGATTTCCATAAGTTTGATAAGAGTCATCTTTGGTTATTGCATCTCCATTTATAAAAGCTGGAGTTCCAGTTGTTGTGGCAAATTGTCCAGTTTTTGTAGCTCCCAATGCATTATATAAATTTCCATTATATACTGCAAAACGTGTTATAGATAACTGACCGCCTTGTGTATTAGATGGAACTGATTGAACTACGCCTTCTGTTCCGAGTTCTTGAACTTTAATTATGTTACGAGTTTCAGATGGGGTTAAAGATTGAACAAACCCAACTTTCATACCGTTTGCATAAACTTCTATATTAGTTGATGTTACTGCTAATCTTCCGCCAGTATTACCAACATCCGGCATACCTGAAGCACGTTGTGTATTTAAATTTGCATTAGTCTTAGAAGCATACCAATTTGTTGAATCAGCCATTTATTTTCACCTCACTAATTTAATAAAGGTAAATAACTAAGGGGGTTACCCTTAGCTATTTGCTGTAAAACCAAAGCTTATGCTAATATAATTTAATGGATAAACAGCTTCAATTTCAAATTTAACATCTATTTGTCTTGGATCTTCTTTACTACGTTTAACTGATAAACCACTAAATCCAAGTAAAATTGCTTGTGATGTTAATTGATTTAATATACTACTAATAGTATATTGTACATCAGATACAATACTTGGTCTGTTTTTGTTACCAATATATAATGAAGCTGTTGAATTTCTGCAAGCATCGATTACGTAGTCTTTAATTTGGACTAATGTAATTTCAGATGATTCAATTTCTGCAGTTGAAGTTGTAATACCATGTCTTACTTTTATAGTGGAACCGTTTTGTTCAAGAACTAAACAACCAGCAGCTGCTAAGAAATTCTTTTCACTTTCCATATACATTGTAGTTAAATTCTTAAAACCAGTAATAGTTTTATTTGTTAATGGTTCAGCAGGGTCATTTCTTAAACCTAAAGCAGCAACTGCTACCGCAGCATAACAAGCTGGTAATCTTCTTTCATTAGCTCTTCCAGTTCTTAAATCTCTAATATCTTTAGTGATTTCACCAGGAACAACAAATACTACACGTTCATTATTATAAGCCTTTGCTGTTTCAACCATGCCCATTGATCTATCTAAAACTGTTGCAACTTTAGTAATAGGTTGATTTCTTGAAGCACCAAGATATACCATTCTTTCTTTACCATTTTCGGGGTCACTCATAATTTCACAATGTTTCATAGCTGCAGCCCCAACGGAAGCAGAATCAGTCAATGGAACAATTGTATTAATATTATTAACACCTGGTAATAAGCGTTCTAATTTATTTAAAGCAGCTGTCATTTCATAATCACTATCATTTTTAGCCTGTACACAAATTATTGGTAAAACTCCATTTGTTAGAGCTATTTCAGCACCCAATGATAACGAATTAAGAATAACACCACTTGCTGTTACATCATAATTACCATATTCTTCTACTATATCGTCGTAATCGAAGAAAACTTTTGGACCGTAATCTTCTTCCGCTTTCTTATATTTATACGAAACATAATATAAAGATCCTTCGGCTGGAACTTCAGTATTAACATTTTTAACAGTTTGAATATCAATTACATCGCCGATTACTATATTAGTTAAAAGATCTTCAAGATTAAGATTAAATGTAACACCAGGGATAATTTCTGGATAACTTTCTTCTTGTGAAGTAATTGTGTATAATAGATTATTTGCTTCATATACTTCAACGACAGGAGTTGTTGTACCTGTAACAATCATTCTATAAGTGCCATTAACTAAATTATCTATATTAGTTATTTTTAATGTTTCACTAGTAAATAACGCTGCTAAATCTGCATTATATTGCGCGTCACCATAACTATCTGGTGTAGTTATTACAGCTACTGTTGATGGTAATTCTGTTATAGCGGCAGTAGTTACCACTTTTATATAATCACCAAGAGCGATTACACTACCATTTTCACCATCTTCAAAAGTAGATGTTACTTTTAATGTAAATCCTGGTATAGCGTTAACAGACACCGTTTCAGATGCTGTATATTCTCCTATAACTTCTTGAGTTATATTATTGATTACTCTATAAGTACCAAGAGTTGGGTCAACATAAGTTACTTCAATAATATATTCTCCATCTACTGCTAAATATTCATTAGCTGAATCAAGTGCTACTGTAACTTTACTACCAAGAGCTACGGCTCCGGCACCAGTGGAAACTATTTTATTATAAGTAGCTCCCTGTGTCACTTTCCAAGACATATATTTTCCTTCAGCTAAAGTAAAATTATCTGTTGTAAATATTTTGTTTCCTGTAGTATCCTTACCACTAATATATGGTTTTTGAGAAACAGAAATAACTTCAAAAATATTTGGATTTACTAATTCATCATAAGGTCTATCAGAATTCCTTGATACTGGCTCATTATAAACTTCATAATAATTTAATCCAGTACCTATTAATCCCATTACTCTTGTTGAACCAACTCCATTTACTGTTCCCGCAGTTTTTACGAATCTTGCATAAACGTTTGGCGCTCTATAAGGCATACTCGATTACCTCCCTACAATTTTTATTGATTAATTTTTGGTTGACCGTCGTTCATAGGCAATAAATCAACATCTTCATACCATTCTGACCATGTTGTTATGTTTACACTTGCTACATATATATGATTTGAATCGTAGTTTACTACAGATTCTCCACCATACCTTGTACTTTGAACTAAAACCCCTTGTAATTCCATTTTTCTTCTTAAAGTAAATCTTAAAGCTTGAGTAACTAAGTCCGTAAGAAACTCTCTTTCAAGAGTACTTTTTGTGCCGATTTCAATTGTTAAATTAAAATTATATATGCCACCATATCTGTAAGCTACTACCTCACCAGTGAATTGGCTAATGACTTCTTGAGCCATATCACCCAAACCACTTGTGACCATATCACCACTACCACCAATTATCACTACTAATGGTAATGTTCTTAAATCCTCTGGTTCAGTATCCCAAATAACAGTTTTTTGAAAGTGATCTTTATCAAACTGCGGTGGGATTAGGTGCTTATAATTTTCAATGTTATTAAAATAGTCTCTAAGATTTGTAATAATAACATCTTTGGTGTGTTTGAGAGCTCGCCATCTAATAAAAACCACCCTCTTTTTGTTAAAGATTACATATTTACATTAGTTAGTATACAAAACGCTTTCTTTTATATAATAGTGTTTGTAATTCTATTAATAAATAAAAAAAGAGAACAATTATATAATCATTCTCTTAAAATTTACGCTCTTTTTGATTTAAAAATTAAAATTGTTTACATTAATTTTAATTAATTACAGATTGGGATATAAAGCAACACGTTTCATTTGATATAGCGGATCCATTGGATCTAATTCTTTCATGGTTAATTCTTGATGGAATAAATATCCAGCGGCCTGATTTGTGTTTGAGGTTAATACCGAATAAATAATTCCTCTAGGATTTATCAACAAATCTCTATTTTTAATTTCTATTGTTGATATTGTCCAAGCACCGGGGTTATTATTGTAAACATAACCCTGAGGCATTATACCCAAATCATGAGTAGCTGGTTTTTCTCTCACATACAATTGAAATTGTGGTTCATATCCACCGACAAATCCAGTTCCATAACATTCGTTACAATTTGGTGTAGCGGCTCTACCTCTAATTGGATCAAAACATTTAGAACATCTTTCCCCATCATATTTACGTGTATATAAATCAAATAATTGGCCAGTATTTCTTAAAATCCAAAAATTTCTTTCATTAACCTTTTTAAACCATTTGTTATTATTTAATACTTGATAAATAATTGGTCCAGATAATGGCCCTTCAATCCACTTTTCTTGATTTCTAACCTTATATGTGGTTGATACCTTATACCAATTAACAACATTGGGATTTTTGCTAATATTCAAATCCTCATATCTATTTGTTTCTACAGGACGTTGATTTTGTTTATAAAAAATACCATTTGCTGAAATGCCTCTATAAACATTATAACAAACCTTTTCTATTACTCCACCAATAATAACTTCATCTGGATTTCTAACTGCATCCCAAGTCACTAATTGACTTTGCGGTCCTTTTGGACAAGATATCTTTATATTATTAGGTGGAGGTAGTTGTTTAATATTTGTATTTAAATCCATATTTGCTTATCCCTCCCAAATAAAATAGATTTTTCATCTCTCAATACTGTCATGAAACCTTTTCCATCTTCAAAATTAAAATCTTTTATATATTTAACTGGCTTATTTGATGCACGAATTCTAACATCATATATTCCATTCTCAATAGCAAAAGCATATTTACCATTGGAATCTGTTTTAATATAAGTTTTAATTATTGAACCTTCAGTAATTAAAATTTCTGCATTCTCAATTGGTTTTTTGTTTTGATCTAATATTTGTCCAAATATTTGTTTTTTATCAGTTCCATAAAATTCAATAACATCATTATATTTCTTTCTAATAACACCTTTTTTAAC